GACGAAAAGGGCAGGATCGTCAAGGAGAACGACCATTTGATGGATGCGACACGCTATCTCATGATGTCGGGCATCGATATCGCCAAGACGGACGCACCTAAAAAATACAGCGCCACGCTCCCCGTGGCCGACTCGGTAGTGGGGTATTAATGGACGAAAAGCAGGACGCAGTAGACCGGCTGCAAATTTTCGGCGCACGGCTTGAAGCTCTCGCCGATGAGCAGGTCCGCAAACGTGCACAGATCGAAGACCGCTGGCTCGAAGACTTGCGCCAGTATCACGGGCAGAACCCGCCGGATGAAGAATCAGCACTGGCTAAAGGGCGCAAGAGCCGGGTTTTCGTCAACATCACGCGCAACAAGACAACGAGTGGCGAGGCGAGGCTGGCCGACCTTCTCTTCCCCACCGATGACCGCAATTGGGGCATCAAGCCCACACCGATCCCGGAACTCGATGAACTCAAGCATGACGATGAGATTGTAGAGACGGAAGAGGGTCCGCAACGAGTGGGAGACGGCGTTCGCGCCGTACTTGAAGAGGCCCGCAAGCGTGCCGAGCGCATGTCGAAAGAAATTGACGATCAGTTGACCGAGGCGCAATACAACGCGGTGTGCCGCGACATGATCCACGATGCCTGTGTTCTCGGTACGGGGATACTAAAAGCTCCAGTTGTCGTGGGGCGCACCCGCAAGAAGTGGCTGCGCGAGGAGGGCGTTTCGGTGTTGCAGATCGTGGAGGATCTTCGCCCTGGCGTTGAGCGCGTGGACCCGTGGAATTTCTTCCCCGATATGAGCGCTGCGCACGTCTCCGAAGCAGAATTTGTTTTCGAGCGCAAGATGGTGAGCAAGCAGCAGCTACGCGACCTCGCAAAGCGTCCCGGCTTTATCGCGGAGCAGATCAGCAAAGTCATCGAGTCCGACGACTCAGGCCCCAAGACTTATGGGCGCGTGCAGGACTTGCGGCATATTACCGGCGTAGATGTCCCGGACCAGGATTCGCGCTACGAGATGTGGGAGTACCACGGCCCGATCAACAAAAACGACCTTGAAGCTGCAGGCGTGGATATCGGTGACGATCCCATGCAGGAGATGCACGGGGTTGTGACGATGTGTGCGGGCGTGGTGCTGAAAGTTTCTCTCAACCCGCTTGAAACCAACGAACTGCCCTACTCCGTGTTCTGCTGGGAGTATGACCCGACTTACATCTTCGGCTTTGGCATCCCGTACCTGATGCGCTCAAGCCAGAAGGTTATTAACGCCGCCTGGCGCATGATCCTTGATAACGCGGCCCTCTCGACCGGACCGCAGATCGTGGTCAACCGCGAGGTGGTGGAGCCGGCGGACGGTAACTGGAACATGACCGCCCGCAAGGTCTGGTATCTCAACAACAAGCAGCATGATGTCAGGCAGGCCTTTGCCTCCCATGAGATTTCAAGCCACCAGGGGGAGCTGGTCGATATCTTCATGCGGGCCCGTCAGTTGGCCGATGAGGAAACCAACCTGCCGCTCATTGCGCAAGGGGAACAAACCGACAACATCACGCAGACCGCGCAGGGCATGTCTATTCTCATGTCGGCGGCAGATGTGACGATCCGGCGCATTGTCAAAGCCTTTGACGACGATATCACCGCCCCGGTCATTACCCGCTTCTACGATTACAACATGCAGTACGGCGAGAAAGACGAGATCAAGGGTGATTTCGAGGTGCAGGCGATGGGCTCCTCATACCTCGCGGAAAAAGCCGCGATGGAGCAGGGCGTCCAGCAGCTCTTACAATTCGCCGCGCATCCGGTTTTCGGTCCCATGACCGACGCACGCGCACTTTATCGCAAGGCGGTTAAGGGTTTGCGCGTAGACCCCGACGAAGTCATGGCCGAAGAAGACCCGAACCAGCCCGACCCGCAGGCCTTGGCCGCACAAGCGCAGCAGCAGGCCGCAGAAGCAGAGATGCAGATCAAGCAGGCCGAACTGCAACTCAAGCAGCAGGAGGTCCAGGGACGCCAGCAGCTTGATGCGCAAAAGATCGCCTCCGAGCGCGAAGTCGCCATGATGAAGCTCGCGCTGGAGCAGGACATCACGATGGCACAACTTCAGGCGAAGTTGCAGCTTGAGGGGCGTAAAGTCGAGTCGCACAGAGAGATTGAGGGCGTTAAAGCCATGAACCACCAGAACGAACTGGCGTTTAAGGCCCGCACCGGAAGACAGGGGATATGATCGACCGCAACAGCAGCACCTGGCGCTTTATCGAGGATTGGGCGAAGGACACGAAGAGCGCCCTGACCGATGAACTGATCGAAAAAGACAGCGAGCAGACCCGGGGACGTATCAAGCAGCTAGATGACCTTCTCGGACTGCCTCACCAGAAACCGGGAGATAAGCTCCCCATCGTTGAATACACGTAGCCGCTCCGAGAGAGCCGCTAGGAGGACACATGGACGAAAACCAGGAATTTGAGGACGCATTCGCAGAGTTCGCAGACAGCAAGAGGGTGGAGGAACCCGAAGAGACTGAGCGGGAAGAACCGCAAGGCGAAGAAGATGCTCCCGCACAGGAAGAACCTGAACGTGAGGAAGGGGGGCAGGAAGACCCTCTTGCAGCCCTGACCGACGATCAGCGCGATTACCTCAAAAAGATTGAAGAGGAACGCGACCAGTGGCGACACCGATTCCAGTCTGACGCCGGCAGAGTCGGCGCTTTGCAGCGCAAGATCAACGAGCTTGAGACACAGTTGACATCGAGCGCCAGCAAAAGCCCCGAGCAGCCGAGCCAGAGGGAAATCGAAGGCGCTATTGGCGATGACAAGAAGCTGGACGAGTTCAAAGAGGACTATCCCGAATTTGCAGACGCCATTCAGCACATCGTTGAGTCGCGACTGCAAAAGGAGCGCGAAGCCCTTGAAGAGAAATTCGGCCAGCAAATCAAGCCCATCCATGAGCGATTCCAGAAAAACGAGCAGGAACAATACTTTGCCAGCCAGTACGCCGCTCTCGAAGCCGCGCACCCGGACTGGCAAAGCGTGGGCCGCTCACAGGAATTTATGGAATGGGTCAAGCAGCAGCCCCCCATCATTCAACAGGCGGCGAACTCGGACGACGCACACGATGTGTCCTTCGTGCTCGATACGTTCAAGGGGCAGCGCAAACCGGCACGCACGCAGGAGAGCCGCAGAACCAGGCTTGAGCAGAATGTGTCGGTGAAATCGAGAGGGGCTGCACCTACGGGCCCGCCGGATGATTTTGAGGGGGCGTTTGACTACTACGCCCGCAAAACCTAAACGAATACGGACTGTCGGGAGACAGCCCGTCCCACGGACTGCCGGGAGGCAGACCAAAAGGAGACTGAACGATGGCTACCACCGATTACGGGACGATTTCCCAACGAACCGCTGCATGGGCGGCAAAAGAAATGCTCTCTCACGCGGAGCCCATCCTGGTTCTGCAAAAGTTCGCGCAGAGCAAGCCACTGCCCAAGAACAAGGCCGACAACGTGAAGTTTCGTCGGCCCGTACCCTTTACCGTGTCCACCACCGGCCTGACCGAAGGTGTGACCCCGACCGCGCAGGCGCTGACCTACGCGGATGTTCCCGCACAGATCGCGCAGTACGGCGCTGTGACCGAGATCACCGACTACGTGGCGGACCTTGCCGAAGATCCGGTCCTGAAAGACGCATCCATCCTCTCCGGCGAGCAGGCCGCAGAGACCTTGGAGATGGTCACTTACGGCACCCTCAATGCCGCGACCAATGTTTTCTACGGCAGCGCCGTTGCAGATCGTGTAAGTGTTGTCAACGCTATCACCCTCAACGACCAGCGCCGCATTACCCGAGCACTGAAAGCGCAGCGTGCCAAGAAGATCACCTCGATGGTCAGTGGATCGCCTAACTACTCCACCGAGCCTGTGGACGCGGCCTTTATCGCGTTTGCGCACACCGACTGCGAGGCCGATATCCGCGACATGACCGGTTTTGTCCCGGTCGAGAAGTACGGCCAGATGAAGGCTTTGCCCTACGAGATCGGCAAGGTCGAGGACGTGCGCTATATCTGCACTCCTCTCATGGACCCCGTAGCCGATGCGGGCGGGCTGGCTTCGACCAACGGCCTGTTTTCGACCACCGGCACCAACGCCGATATCTACCACGTGATCTATGTGGCCAAGGAAGCCTACGGCTGCGTGCCCCTTAAGGGCGCTGGCGCAATCACTCCGACCGTGCTGAACCCCGGCACGCCGTCCAAATCCGACCCCCTGGGTCAGATGGGCTATGTCGGCTGGAAGACCTACTTCACCTGCGTGATTCTCAACCAGGCATGGATGGGCCGGCTCGAAGTTGGCGTATCCGACATCTAAACCACCACGGAGGGGGCCTCACCGCCCCCTCCACTTCATGGAGTTTACAGTATGAGCGAGTTCAATTTGAATCGAGCCCCTAAGGTTGACCTTGAAGCCAAGGCGCTCGAAATCGGCATTGACCCCGAAGGCAAAACCGCCATGAAGCTGCGCGAAGAGATCGCCGCCGCCTTGGGTGAACCTCTCGTGGTTGAACAGAGCAAGCCGCAATCGAAGATCGAAGCTGAGCTGAAAAAGCAGAAGCGGGTCAAAATTACCATCTCGCCCGACGACAACGACTCTCAGCCGGTCTTTGTCGGGGTCAACGGTGTGGGCTTCTCAATCGATCGCGGACGCGAAGTTGAGGTCCCGGCGTCAGTCGTTGAGGTTTTACGCCACGCAATCAAGAAAGTCCCTGTCAAAGAGGGCCACAGGGTTGTGGGCTGGCGCGAAGTGCAAATGTATCCTTTTCAGGTTGTGGGGTAATTCATGACGTTTCTTGAGCTATGCCAGAGGACTGCGCGGGAGGCGGGGATTTCCGGCAACGGCCCGTCTTCGGTGACAACCACCATTTTACAGGAGAAAAAGATTGTCGAGTGGGTGCGCAGCGCATGGCTTGAGATTCAGACGCTGCGGCGCGGCTGGGGCTTTATGTGGGACGAGTTCAGCCTTTCAGCCGTCGTCGGGCAAATGGCCTACCCGCTTGACTCAACGACCGGCTTAACGACTTTCTCCCACATCGAGACCGTGACCGCCTACGGCGATGATGCCGATAAGGAGTGGTGGTTGACCTGCGTGCGCTATCCCGACTTCCGAGCCAATTACCTGATCGGCGAACACCCTGCGGCCAAACCTTCGGTATGGAGCGTGTCACGGGATAGATCCCTTCTGCTCGGACCGAAGCCCGACAGCACCTACACGGTGCGCGGCACGGGGTATCTGCTGCCGCAGCGGCTAGAGAACAACACCGACACCCTGACCATCCCCGACCGGCACAGCGATGTCGTGGTGTTCCGGGCGCTGATGCTCTTTGCCGGCCACGAAGAGGCGTCAACCATCTACCAGGAGTCGCAGATCAACTTCAACCGCGCCATGATCGGCCTTGAGAATGAGTATCTTCCAGAGGTCACAACTCTGGGGAGTCTTGCATGAAGTCCGAAGCCATCAAATTCGAGGGCGGCATCCTGACCGAAGCGGCTCCCATGAGTCGCCCGCCGGGAACGCTTCTGTTCGGGACCAACTACGAGATCCCGCCCGAAGGGGGCTACCGGCGCATCAACGGCTATACGCTGGTTGACGGGTCCACCTTCCCTTCAGGCGTCCCAGGCTCCGGGCCGATCCGGGGAGCGTTCATCTTTGGCGATAAGCGCTACGCCATCCGGGATAACGCCGCAGGCACGCAAGGGGTACTGCATGTCGAATCTACGGGCGGTTGGGCGGCGGTCGATCTGGGAATTGAGCTGGCATTTGACGCTGGCAGCGGGCAGATTTTCGAGGGAGACGAGATCGTTGGGGTGACCTCTCTTGCCGCCGCAACGGTCGGCTGGATCAACGTCACCTCGGGCGACTGGTCCACCAACGACGCCGCCGGCTACATCACGGCCATTACGCACACGGGCGAATTCCAAGACAACGAAAACATCCAGGTCGGCGGCGTGACCAAGGCGGCTGCTAATGGCACGGAAACAACAAACACCCTGGCCCCTGGTGGCGATTACGAGTTTGCCGAGTTCAACTTCTACGCGACCAGTTCCACCAAAAGAATCTACGGGGTGAGTGCGGTTGACAACGCATGGGAGTTTGACGGGACGCATTTCGCAAAGATCCACACCGGCATGACACTGGACCTTCCCGACCATGTGGCCGCGTTTAAAAATTTTCTGTTCCTGTCTTTCCCAGGCGGAAGCGTGCAGCACTCAGCCGCAGGCGAGCCTCACACCTGGGATGCCATTCTTGGCGCGGCCGAGCTTGGCGTGGGAGATAATGTCACCGGGTTGTCGGTGGAGACAGGCGGCGTTTTAGCCATCACATCGCGCAACCGCATTCACATCCTCTCCGGCACCGGGGCGATCCTCTCAGGCGGTGGTCTTGATTGGACGCTCACCGAGTTCTCTTCCAACTCCGGCGCGATTGCCAAGACGGTACAGCGCCTGGGCCAGACGGTATTTCTGGATGATAGGGGCCTAAGCGCCCTGTCTGCATCGGATCGCTTCGGCGACTTTGCCTCTGGGACATTCTCGGTAGGGTTTAGGCCGCTGATTGCATCCCTGATTGATGCGGGCGTTTCTTGTTCCGTGTTGGTCAAGGAAAAGGACCAGTACCGGCTGTTCTTCGAGGGTGGACGCGGCCTTTGCTGTACCTTTGCCGGCGACAAGTTCACCGGGGCGACGACTTTTGATTTTCCCGTGACCGTGAAATGCGCCTACTCCGCCGAGATTGCAGGCGTTGAGACGGTGATTTTCGGGGATGAGAACGGCAACGTCTACGATATGGACAAGGGGACAAGTTTTAACGGCACGGCCATCATGAGCCTTCTGAGGCCGCAGTATTACCACTACAAAAGCCCCAACCGGCGCAAGCGCTTCAGACGTCTTTTGTTGGAGGCCGAAGCGAGTACCAACGTGACGTTCTCC